ATGGAAATATAACAGGTACAAGTGGTTTTGGTATCGGTATGGGTATGCCTGGCAATAACACTAATATGAGTGGTGCAGGTTCTTCTGTGCCTGGTTATGGTGGATTTAATGCAACGTCACCTTCAATGGGAATGTATGGTGGGGCTACTGATATAGGTGGTAATGAAAGTGATAGTCCACAAATAATAAGAAGAAACCCTAGTGATCCTGTGCAAGATGATCCAACTGATCCAATTTTATCAGATGAATTAGCATCTGACTATTTGCAGAATCCTTATTACTTATATTCTGGAATTGGTAATCTATATCAGCCTTATGGATATGCACAAAACACATTGGTCAATCTTCTTAGAACTAGAAACATGACACAACCACAACAACGTGCAGCTAATTTAGGGTTGTTCGGTAATCCAGGAGATTTTAGCTAATGGAAATAGATATGAAAATGGCTGCTAAAAACTTTCGTAATTTATCACGACAAGAGCAGGAAATAGTTAGAGAAGCAGCCGATAGTCCATTATTAGGTATTCTTTCTAAGGTATTCGGACAGGAATTTGTTGAATCAATCAACAGTTTTCAGCTTAGAAAACCACAGAGAAAGATGGATGCAGAAATGCGTCAACAAGCAGCAAGGATGTTAATGAGATGAGTAGACAAACTTTTATTCATGTTGGTGGCAAACTTGTTGAAAAATCAGAAGCAATGAAATCTCATTCTGTGAATATTATGAGGGATATTGAGCCTTATCAAAACATGAAAGATTTTGGTTGGATACAATCACGTTCACAGCACAAAGAGTTCTTGCGTAAACATAACTTAATTGAAGTAGGGAATGAACAAAATCATATTTTTAAATGACAGATAATTTAGAACAGCTAGAAGAAAGCACTCAAGATTCTGCACCAACAAGTCCAGAGTCTACTAATGAGTCAGCATCCGAGACAGTTCGTGAGACTATAAACAGGGTGTTGGCAGGTCAGGAAATCCAAGAAACAGAAGAAGCTGACACACTACCAGAACCACCAGAGCCAGAGCAACAGGAAGAAGCCGAAGAAACAGAAGAGGTTGCTGCTAAAGATGACGAGGAAAAGGCTGAAGATGAGCCTTTGGAAGCGATAGCCCCACCTCAACATTGGCCAAATGATTTTAAAGAGCAGTTTAACAAGATGGATGCTACAGGTCAGCATTTATTTATGAAAAGATATAAGGACTTAGAGGGTGATTATACTAAGAAAACACAGTCACTAGCTAAGTACCGAAAGAGACAAGAAGCCTTTGACGAGATTATGAAACCACATATGGATGATTTCTCAAGGGCAGGAATGGATGAGGTTGGAGCAGTTAGACAACTACTTGCAGCCCACGATTATTTGCGTAAAGACCCTAAACAGGCAATCCAATGGCTTGCTAAGAATTATGGGGTAGATATGTCGGAAGTCGGATTAGACACAGCCGAAGATGATTACGCAGACCCACAAGTGAAAGCATTGCAACAGCAGGTAGCCCAGTTACAAGGTTTTCTAAATCAACAACAACAGACACAAATGCAAAGTGTTCAGCAAAACACACAGTCAATGATCGACCAATTTGCAGGTGAAAAAGATGCCAACGGCAACCCAAAACATCCACACTTTGATGAAGTCAGGGATAGAATGGGAGTTCTAATACAAGGCAATCAAGCACCAGACTTAGCAACAGCTTATGATATGGCTGTCTATGCAGACCCTAAATTAAGACAGAGTTTAATGGACAACTATGCTGCGACTAAGACACAGAAAAAGGTAAAAACCGAAGCTGTGGCAAAAGCTAAAAAAGCACAAAGATCAACTGTTAGGGGTAATACTGCCCCAACTGAAAAAGCACTTCCAAGCAATATGTCTGTGCGAGATACAATTTTAAACTCAATTAAACAATTAGAAAATAATGAAAGGGTATAAATTATGGCAAGTCCAAATTTATCGGAGATAATCACCACGACTCTTAGGAATCGTTCCAAAAGTCTGGCTGATAACGTAACAAATCATAATGCTTTGTTAAGAAGATTAAGTGAGAATGGTAACATTTCTACTGTTACTGGTAGACAAATCGTTAGAGAACTTGAGTATGCTTCAAACGGCACAGTTGGGTTCTATAATGGGTATGAGACATTAGATGTTTCACCATCTGACGTTTTAACAAGTGCTACATTTGAATACAAACAATTAGCAGGAAATGTAACAATTTCTGGTCTTGAGCAGATACAAAACTCTGGAACAGAAGCTATCATTAACTTGCTAGAGTCAAGAATTGGTGTACTTGAAAAAACTATGTCAAACACACTTTCAACATCACTCTATTCAGATGGTACTGGAACAAGTGGTAAGGAAGTAGGTGGTTTACAGTTGATAGTAGCTGATGCAGGTACAGGTACAGTAGGTGGAATTAACAGTTCTACTTATACATTCTGGCAAAATGCACAGACTACAGCAACAAGTTCTGCTTTTAGTACAACTAATGTCCAAGCTGACATGAACAACATCTATTTAAGTTTAGTTCGTGGATCAGATAGCCCAGATTTAATTATGGCTGATACAAATGCTTATAAATCCTTTTTAGGATCATTACAGGCAATTCAGAGAGTTACATCTGACAGAGTGGCAACATCTGGTTTTACAAGTGTTCAGTATCTAAATAGTGACGTTATCTTTGATGATGCGTGTCCAACTAATAAGATGTATTTCTTAAATACTGATTATCTAAGATTGGAAGTCGCAGCTAACAGAAACTTTGTTCCTGGTGAAGCTAAGATGTCAGTTAATCAAGATGCAATGGTAACACCAATGTTCTGGTCAGGTAATTTAACCTGTAGTAACAGAGCCTTACAAGGTGTTATTCACGTTTAACTTTAATTAAATAGAAAGGAAAGTTGTTATGACAATAGCAGCAATATTGGGCATTGATCCTACAGCCCAAAGTACAACACCAGAATTTATACCTGGTCAATTAGGAGTTGTTACAGACTCTAATGGTACTAAAATTTATAAGTATCTTAAATATGATGATGGAACAGCAGCCGTTGATGGTGTAGCAGGTGAAGTTGCCTATTACTATACGTTGGATGGCTATAAAAACCATGTTTGTTCATCTGATTTAAGTGACTCTATTGAAATAGGTGCAGGAGTAATCCAGGCAAATATTGCAACAGAAACTTATGGATGGTTTCAAATTAAAGGAGCAGCCACATTAACGATTGCTTTAACAGCAGGTGCAGATGGTGATCCATTAACACCAACTGGTGCAGCCGATGGTACATTAGACGTATCTTCAGCAGCAACAGACAATGTGTGTGCGATTGCAGGTGATATTTCAGATAAAGAAATAATCTGTGATTTCCCATTCTAAATAAAACTATGGGGGCAGGGAAACTTGCCCTCTTATCAACTAATCTGGAGGGATTATAAATGTCAGTTACACCACAATTTTATGAACGTGAATTTAATGGTAAAATACGAGATTTCGTAAGAATTACTGTTAAGGGTATGAAAGATATATTTGAAGCACCTGTTAGACCACAGGATTTATCTAGGTTTCCAATAGAGTGGGAAGCCTACAAGAAAACAAAAGGCAATAAGAAACAAGTTGGTACACCACTCAAAGATTTACCTGCTATGTCAGAGTCAAGGCGAATAGAATTAGAATTAATTGGAATTGAATCTGTAGAAGATTTAGCAAATGCTGAAATAGATAAATTACGAAGTATTGGCGAGCCTTATGTTGAATTACAACGTATCGCAGAATTAACCATGAACGCAAAAAAGCCAAGTCCTAAAAAAGTACATAAACCATTAAATATAGGAATACCAGATGAGCCTATTGACAATTTGCCAGAACGTAGCTGACTTTACAGGGTTTGAAAGAGAAACAACGATTATCTCTAACACTAGCCCTACAGCAAGACAGTTATTAGCTTTATGCCAACGTGAGGGCAAACAGTTAATGAGGGCAACTGCATGGCCAATACTATTAAAAGAGCATACGTTTTCGACTGCATCTGGCACACAATCTTATGCTTTGCCGACTGATTTTGATAGGTTTGTTGGTGATACTGCATTTAACAGGACTGACCTTGATAAGTTTACAGGGCCATTAACACCACAACAATATCAACTAGATAGACATGGATCAGCTAGTGCAGGTATTACACAAAGGTTTAGGTTAAAATCAAGTTCTAATGCGTTAAAGTTTGATATTACTCCAACACCTACGGCAACTGAAACTGTAGGATTTGAGTATGTCAGCTCGCATTGGAATCAGAAAACAGATGGTACATCACAAGCAGCTTTTACTGTTGATACTGATACAGGCATATTAGATGAATTATTGATAGAATTAGGTGTTACCTGGCGTTTTAAACAGATGCACGGCTTGGATTACGCAGAGGACTTTAGACAATACCAACTAGAGTTAAGACAGGCTGTATCACGTTCTGGTGGCTCACCTATTATTAGCCTGGATGATGCAAGACGATTAAGGGTAAGTCCATATAGTTACAACTTGCCTGATAGTGGCTATGGAAGTGTTTAATGCTACAACCTATACAAACGGCAAACAGATATAGAGTTAAATCTGCATCTATACCTGCACCTGTTGGTGGTTTAAACTCAAGAGATAGTTTAGATGCTATGCCACCGACTGATGCACTTGTTATGAGTAATTTCTTTCCAACTGTGGAAAAGATAACAACAAGAGATGGTTTTTCTAGTTTTTGCACAGGTGTTGGCACAGGTAATGTAGAAACACTTGTGGAGCATTTTGCAGGGGCTAACAGACAGTTATTAGCTGTAGGATCAAATGGCACATTGTATCAGATTGATAGTGGGAGTGCTGTAAGTAAAAAGACAGGTCTATCTAATGGTAGATTTCAGACAACAGAGTTTAACGGCTTAACCATTTTTGTGAATGGAACAGATACACCTTTTAGTTGGAATGGCAGTTCAGCATCAAACCTTAGTATAACATTATCTGATAGTGCTAGTGCATCGACACTAAAGGGTGTTACCACATATAAAAACCGACTTTATTATTTTACAGGAGTTGACCAAAACTTTTACTATTCAGCCACAGTCGATACCTTTCAAGGTAATTTTACAAAGTTTCCTGTAGGTTTAGTTGGTACATTTGGTGGTAACTTAATTCAGATTGGTGTTTTGACTGTCGATGGTGGTGAGGGTCAGGATGATCTACTAACATTAATGATGAGTTCTGGTGAGGTGTTGGTTTATTCTGGTACTGATCCTAGTGCATCTAGCTTT